GTGAACCATTGCACACCAGTGTGCAACCCAGGATTCCACCCATTAATTGGCTAATGGGAAACCACCAATTATTTTGGTTTGGTGAACCAGCCAAAGCATGGGCGGCTAGATTGGCGATACAATGTATTCGGTTGGTCAGAATCATGCAAAGCATGACTCTTCAGAGACAAAACTCTGTCTCAACCGATTCGGCGTCTCTTCCAATAATCCTTGGTTATATGATTAATGGCGATTTTGATCGTCATTCAGCGTGTCCGACGATCTTATCCTACTTCATCACTTGTGGTGATTTCAGGGCCGATCTCAAGATACATGAATACCGGACTTAGAGCCAGAGCTAGATCCTTGCCTTGTGGGGCAACTCACTAGGTAGCCCACCGGTCAAGCCCATGCTATGAGCCGATGGCAGGCAGTTCCCTAAAGGACTGCAGGCCCAATCCCTCTAGTAGGCCCTTGACAGGCTCTACCTTCTTCAGTTGTGAAACTGTAGAGAACTCCTTAAGGTTCTTCACACTTAACTTCGGTTAGGTAAGTGGAGAGGCTTCCGGAGAAAGCCTTACCAATCATCCTCATTGACGACCGTGAGAGACACGCACTCAGGCTGAAGCACCAATACAGGTGCAAGAGGTGAGTTAGCCCATACAGGGCTAGCATCTCTGTCGATACGCCAATTCTCAAAGGCTCGGCAGGCACCATAAAGGTGGTTACCGAAACCCTTAGAGATAGGTTTCTCGATAAGGTTGAGCGCGGGGAGAATTACTCCGACAGCTCTTGCTACACCCAGTAGCAGGGCTTGAAGGGGGGCCCGAAGGGTCTCTCTCGGCGCTTTTGGCGCTGGGAATTTCCCTTGGACGGCTCCAAGTTTTCCTACTCTCACGGGTTCCTTAATAAGGTCTTCCTTAAGCTCCTGATCTTTGATGACAGCGAACACGTTTTCACGTGGGCCATCACCGAAGGCAGAAGTGACAGGAGGGACCTTAGAAAGGCGAACCCAAAGGTCACCAATAACGGGAAGAGAAGGTACGGTTTCCCATTCCTTCACTGTGTCCTGAAGCGGATACAGATCAGTCTCGCGAATTCGCTTGAACTGGTCTGAGATGGCTTTCGAGAGGTACCGCCATAAAACGGTACCAGTCTCGAAGGTACCATATCTACTTGCGGTCACAATCTCTGCAGCACTTCGGATTGCTCCGTTGTACTCAGAGACTCGCCCATTTAGAGTGGTCTCCAGGTCCTCCCACAGCGCACGCTCGATTTCCTTTTTAAGGCTATCAAGCATTACGCGTGAGAACCGAGTGAGTTCCGGACATAACAGTCCTAACCACTCAACAACATTCTCTATGTAGAGTCTGTCTACTTCAGTTATAGAAGTGAATGGATTCTGCAGAATAAATCGCGTAAAGCGTTCCTTCAAACTACTTACTGCACCAGTTAGTTCGCCTTGCAAGGCGTCCCACTGTGTAGCAGTAAGTACTCTTCGCAGAGTAAGCATACTAGCCTTGTGGTTCGTTTCACCAGAACCGTATCTGTGGTTAATCCGGTTGGCTAATTCTAACCGTCTCGACCAGCTCTGAGCAACAAGCTCTTCGCCGAGAGAGATAGGAGAGAGGTTAACCTGACCTAAGAGGGTCTGGGAAGCGAAGTTCATAAGTCCCTTTTTAGAGACAAGTGATTTCGCAAGACCGACTTTGATCCCGAACTCAGCACAGACATCCAGATAAGCTTTAGCTACTGGCTCGGAGGCAATAGTTATATCGTCTCCGAGAACCAAATAACCAGTGAACCATCCAGAAAGTCCAGCTCGCATTGCTGCGAATTGGACCAGGGCATGATGACACAAGGCCAGAGAGGCCCAGCTCGAAAGAGCGCCCATGGGTTGTCCACAGGTGTATCGCACCCACTCTATCCCTTCTTTACGAAGGTCCTTAGGGGAAAGGAAGGTTCGATCAGTCATGAGAGCCATCCACAAATCTGCCCCTTTTCTCCCAATCAGAGGTTCAAGAACCTCACGATATAGGATTGAAGGAATCAGATCCGTCGCAGACTTAAGATCATAAGAGTAAATCTCTTGGTGACCCTGGGCTGCGAAGGCGTCGACGGCCTCCTGCTGACCGAATGTTGCATCATTTGGATTCTTCCGCAGTAACGAGAATATATACTCGTGTAGGGGTTTAAGCCCTACCTGCGTAAAGTAATCACAAATGGCTACAACCCTTACCTTCCCTGCAGGTTCAGGTATTGAGTGAAGGCGACCAGTGATTGGTTCAGAATACGAGAAGCGTGTAGGATGGATTCCTGCCTTAACAAAGGCTTGCAGACCCGCATAAAAAGAATCCCAGAAGATTTCCGTAAGGTTACCTTCCAGGTCTCGATATGCATCTACAAGTTCCCCACTCTTTTTTAAGTGGGGGCCCAATGTTTTGAGCAGGGCATCCTTCCCCATCGTTTCCAGTATCTTTTCCAGATATGGTTGTGATGGACGAGATGCGTACTCGTCAGTTTCTATCTTCCCAAGAAGTCGTAAAAACGTTGGATCCAATCTCTTGGATTTACCGTCATACTCCTTCATGAGTCGTAGGACTAATGAGTTCGGCAAATTGTTCACCACATCGTGCCAGTTACGAGACTCCTCAGTAACTTTATCTAGGAAAGTCAGAAGGGCTTTGTCGTCCCATAACCGAAACCATTCGCGAGGGTAGTGGCGATTAGCCGCGGCCCAAGCTAGTGCGTCTCGATAAATGGATTGCATAGAGCAGGAAGCATTAGCTCCTGCACTTGCAATGAGATAACCTTCGTATGACTCATACTTCCAAGCTGGAAGCATAAGATCATTGGAGGTTTCCCACCGAGCAAAGAATCCATCTGTACAATCCATGATGAAGGCTGAGAATTCACCAGTATCTCCCTTAAAGGGGGGGGCCTGAATTGTCGAAAGCGGGGATTTCCCATGCGGACTCCACATCACCTTGTAGGTGTTGAGGAGAGACGCATATAGCCTCACTTGATTGTGAGAGCCATGCCGTAGACTCTTCCGGACTCCCTCTGAAAAGAAGGCTGGTAAACCGTTTCGTAATCTAATACGGTGCCCTAACTCAGTTAATTGAGCTGGAGTGACAGGATTACCCCCAACATAAGAGTAAAGACAGAAAAGTGAAATTTTCAGTCTCGAAATTGTGAAGGCTGGGCCATTATGGCGAAGCAAGGTCTGAAGGTGTTGGATGAGCGGAATTAACTGCTCTATCCTTCGCCCCGGGCTCTTGATATCTAAATAATGCATGACCTCTCGGCCCCACATCATTAGAAGTCCCATGATGTTTCCATCATTGACTTTGACCGTTTCTCCTTCGCCCCAGGGAGCATTCTTGGAAATCCATTTACGGAGATCCATGAATTCCCTCCATGTGGCCTTGGACCAGCCTGTAGGCATCTCAGAACGAGTGCCTGCCGGCTCGGCAAGGTAACGCTGTAATCGGCCTCGACTTCGAAAATTGGCTTTCGCCGATCTCGAAGGATCGAAGCAGAAAATAGCATCATCCACACCAATCCTATCCTCCCCTTGGGGGGGAGTTTTGGTTGGAACCGGTTTCCCGGTACCGGGACGGCAAACGACAATAAATGGAACATTGGATGATACCAGGGTTCTCGCCTGTACTAAGTACTCGGCAGAATTGAGATACAACAGACCTGAGGGATCATACGGATCTATGATCACGTATGGCCGCAGGCGCTGGAGATCCCAG